TAAGCCACGGCGTGAGACTGTAGAGTCTGATTCTGTAGTTAGTAAGACAGAGTACGACCTACGGTTTCGCTATTACTCCGAGCTAACAACGCTACCACGTAATGCTTACATAAGTTTAAAGGGTATGGAGTTAGAAATTAGCTCTATAGCTAATGTGATGTTAAGGGACCGCGAGATTCAAATGATATGTGAGGAGCGAAGCTAATGATTGATGTAGACCTCAGAACATATTTACTATCCAAAAGTGACATAACTGATCTAGTAGGTAACCGTATTTACGCATTAAGACTGCCACAGAATACAACCTCACCAGCGATTGTATATGACATAGGTGCCGGATTCCCATTAGCCCAGCTAGGAAGTCTAGAGAGTGTGGTCCGATATAACGTAGCACTGTCGGTATATAGTCCTAGCTATGCCTCTATGAGGCAACTCTCTGAGCATATAACCACACAACTGAACGGCATGACGGGCACGATGGGAACCACACCCGTAACAGGTGCCAACGTAGAGTCCGTTATCAACACGTATGAAGAAGGGCTGAAGCTCTATCGGAATATAATGATCTTAAATATATACACAAACTAAGGAATTAAATAATGACTGCAATTGCATCTCCTTTCCACGGCCTGGCTACTGAATTACATATGACTACAGCTATGGGCGGAACTATGGACGCTTCTACTAAAGTCGCAGAAGTAAGCTCTGTAGGTACTTTAGAGTTATCGGCTAACATCATTGAGTATAATAGCTACGGTAACACCCACAAGCAGAAGCTAGTTGGACAGAAGGACTCTGGAACTTTGAGCCTTACGATCAACTGGGTAGCTGGCGACTCTAGCCACACTGCTCTTAAAGCTAAGTATGACGATGGTACTCCTCAGACTTTCGCTATCAAGTGGATCTCTGGCGGCGAGAACGCTGTAGCTCAGTTCACCGGCCTAGTAAGCACTTTCTCTATCGATACCCCTGTAGAAGACGTTGTTTCTGCTAACGTAGAAATCGCTATCGACGGTGACGTATCTTTTGCGCTTATGACTGCTTAATTAGTACAGTGACTTAATAATATAGGTCCACTCTTCGGGGTGGGCCCTTATTTGATTTTTAACTATTTTGGAGACACCTTATGTTAGACCGTAAATCAATTTTTAAAGCCGTAGACATAGACATAAAAGAAGTCTCTGTCCCTGAGTGGGGCGGTGCTATATGTGTACGTGGATTAACTGCGCGAGAGCGTGACCACTTTGAAACATCTATTGGCTCAACTGCAAACCTCGATAACCTGCGAGCACGTCTTGTAGTCCTGTCTATATGTGACGCTGACGGCGAGCGTATCTTTAAAGATAGTGACGCTATAGAGCTAGGTAAGAAGAATGCCCAAGTCGTTAACCGTCTGTTTGATATTGCGAGAAGTATGTCCGGTATGACGGACGCTGATGTGCAGGACCTTGAGGGAAACTAAGACGCGACCCAGTACGTCGCTTTAAATTCCGGTTAGCTGGACACCTCGGATGTACTGTACGAGAGTTAGAGAATAGGTTATCAAGTCGTGAGCTATCCGAATGGATGGCTTACTCTTCACTAGAACCCTTCGGGGAAGTACGCGCCGATTATAGGGCGGGCATGATCGCCGCAACAAACGCCAACTTCTCAGGTAACGCTAAAAAGGCTATTCAGCCTACGGATGTTATTTCTATATACCACCAACCTAAAACCCTATCAATGATTGACCAGAAGCGGGAACAGCTTCGACAAATGGATATTTTCAAAAAACTAGCAGGTACATAAGATGGGTAAAACAGTATGGGTTAAGTTCGACATGGACGGACTCGCGGCCATGGAAGACGCACTAGAAGCAGTCGAAGCGGATATCCGTAACAACGCCGCTAGACAAGCAGGTAGGGCCGCTTTAGAGGGAACTGAGAAACGTATGAAACAGTACGCTCCTCGTGATAGTAGTGGTCTATATGACTCCATAAAACGATTCTCAACCTCCAATCCTAAACGTATGCGCGGCCATTTAAAGGACACCTTTATGGTCGCTGGGGTACGGGCGGGTACCAGTAAAAGAAAGCCACCGCAGGAAGAAGGTGCTCCTGGTAAAGGACCTACCGGTCACCAGGCACTTCAGGTTGAGTTTGGCGCGACAGTTAAGTTCCGTGGTCAGCTTTATGTCATACCCCCTCGGCCCTTCGTCCGTCCCGCGATAGTCGGGCGGGAAAGAGTCACATTACACCTCTTTAAAAAACACCTAGGTAGATCGGTAAAACGAGCGTCACTTAAGCAACACAATCGCAATAAGAAAAGGATGAAAAAATAATGGCAAAAGGTACTACAGCCTTAGCCCGCCTAGCCGTATTTCTAACTTGTAATAGTGCAGGGTTTAGAAAAGAAATCGATAAGGCGGGTAAGAAAACAACAATGTTCAGTAAGAAGGCCCAAAAGGACTTCGCTAAAATCACAAAGGTAGTTATCACGGCTACAACCGCAATGGCGGCACTTGCCGGACGAGAGATGGTTAGAGCGGCTGATCAGATGACTAACTTGCGTAACAGGATGTTTGCTCTGACGGAGTCTAGTAAGAAAACAGCTATCGCTATGCGTGACATCGTCGCTATAGCCTCAGTTACGCGGAGCGATATTAAAGCTACTGGTGACATCTATACCAAAATGGCTATTGCCACAAAAGATATGGCTATCTCTCAGGAAGACCTGGCTATGGCTACAGCCACAGTAAACAACTCGTTTATTTTGTCGGGAACTAGTGCTTATGAGGCCGCTAACTCGGCTAGACAGCTTGCCCAGGGTTTAGCGGCGGGCCGATTAAGTGGTGACGAGCTACGCTCGGTACTAGAAAATAACACAGTATTAGCCGGTATGTTGGCCGAAGGTTTTGATGTCACCCGTGGCGAGCTCAAAGAAATGGGAGCACAGGGGCTATTAACCGCAGACAAAATCATGCCTATTTTAACCGCAGGTTTTGATACAACAACAAAGTCTGTTTCAACGATGAACTATACCGTTGGTCAAGCTAGTACACAGGTGGTTAATTCATTTATTGAAATGGCCGATGAGATCAATAAGAATATGGGATTTACTGGGGTTATAGCTGAAGGAATGCTATACCTTTCTGAGAACATGAAAGACTTCGCCCAGGAGACAATCAGGTGGATAGTCATACCCGCTATTGTTGCTCTTGGCGTGGCTATGACTGGCCTCTTTAATATAATGATGGCAAATCCGCTTTATGCGATCTTAGCCGGTTTAGTAATCGCCTTTAGAGGTCTCGTATACGTTATAGAGAAGAACTGGGTACCTATTGTTAACTTTCTCCATAAGAGCTTTACCGTAACGCTACCTAACGCCATTGACTATTTGGGTTTAGGCCTTCAGAAGTTCCAAAAATTTCTTGAGGATGGTTTCAATGAAATACTGGGCCCTATTGTTGATCTGCTGAATGATTTTCGGGATGTTTATAACAAAGCCGCGACATTAATGGATTCTATCGAGCCTATAGCAGAAAAGTTTAGTTTCCATATTGATACAACAAGAACTAAAGCCGAAATAGACCGGCTTAAAAAGACTATCAACGATAGGCTTGCTGGGTATACACCGTTAAAGGACGTGCTCAGTCTCGATACACTAACGCCACCGGTAGCTCCAGACGCAATACCTTCGGTAGCGGCAACTCCTTCAGGATTCGGCGACCCCAATGAGGAAGTCGGCGAGGCAACATTGGCCAAGGGACATGGGGATGCTGAAAAGCGCGCAGAAGACCAGGTTAAGTGGGAAGGATGGATCAAAGATGCCCGTATGGACAACTACCAAAGTAGTATTGATCTACTGGGTAAGTTTGCTAAAGAAGGATCTGCGGCGGCTAAAATAGCAATAGTATTACAAACCGCCATGAACGTAGCTAATATTTTAATGTCCACAAAAGTTGCGGGCATGAAGGCTATGGCACAGCTAGGTCCAATAGCCGGTCCACCTATGGTCCTATCTATTGAGGCACAGGGTATGGCGGCGGCAGGTTTTGCGGCGGCGGCAGGAGCGGGAGCTTTGGCGGGTCAGTTCCACGACGGTATTGATAACGTCCCTTCCACGGGGTCGTATCTATTGGAGTCAGGCGAGCGTGTAGTCGATAAAAGACTTAACCGTGACATGACCCAGTTCCTGGCTGAACAGAACGGTGCCGGTGGTAACACTACCAACAACAACCCAGTACTCAACTTCAACGTACAAGGTGGCGACGCTGAGAACGTAGAGCAGATGCTAAATACCCACCGCGGTAAGTTCGAGGGAATGATTCGAGATATCTATAACGAGTCAGCGCAAAACGCACCATTCTAAACACAAGGGTCCTTCGGGACCCTTTTTTAATACAAAATTCTAATAGGAGGCTACTATGCCATCCCCATTACTTCCGACTAACCCAGCCCCAGTCAGCTACAGAATTACATCCAGAGTGAATACTTTGAAATCAGAGTCGCTCTCTGGTCGCATACTGACACGCAATGTTGGCGGTCAGCGGTTCGAGTGTACGCTGGTATTCCCTCCTATGAACCGAGGAGCTTTTAACGATATCCATGCATTTATTATGGAACAAGAGGGCGCGAACGGAATTTTCTATGTTGAAATACCTACCTACGGTACTACCCACGGGGTAGCCGGTGAGTATGTCAACTATTCAAACCACACTAAGATGTACATGGTGAAATCCGATGGCGTCGATACTTATCCTGATCAAATAGTTACCGGTGGGACCGTGGTCTCTAATGTTACATATCTACGATGTTCGTTACGTAATAGCGTACAGGTCATAGAGTACGGCGCTGATGGGACTGTACGTCTTGAGATAGATGTACTGGAGCGTATCTAATGCAGACACTAGACGCCGCAACACTAACAGCCTTAGCCGCTGACTCTTTTGATTATGCATATCTATGTGATCTACCTGCCGGACTTTCATACACGAACCATGGGAAGGACCTGACAGTCGGCTCTAAGACCTACATCTCTAACGGCCTAGTGTCAGAGTTCTCCGGTGTCAATCAGTCGCAATCTTTAGGACTTTCTAGCTACACACTTAAGTTAAGTAACGTGAATAACTCAATAGCTAAGGGGTACTTAGCGACAAACTATAGAGGTCACTCTGCCATTATCTATATGGCTATTGTCGCTAATGGTGCTGTCGTAGGTACGCCAACAATTATCTATAAAGGAACCCTAGACACCTTGGCCGTCAAGGAATCAATCGACACATCCGCACTGACACTGAAGCTGACCTCCCAATGGGCTAACTACAACCAAAGGGGAGGGCGGTACACAAGTGATTCAGTACAACAGGGCCTCTACGCAGGGGATAATATATTTAAGTTTGCACATCAAGAGAGTTCCGATTCTCTAGGTTGGGGTAAACGGTAAGGAGTAATTTATGGGGATATCAGCATTCGCCTGGGCGGTTATAGCCACATTGGTCTCCACGGCGGTATCGGTAGCAATGGCTATCAAACAAAAGAAGGATATGGCAGACTCGCAAGCAGGTCTACTTATTCAAAAACAAGGAGGCACACATCCTATACCTATCGTGTATGGTGAGCGTCGCCTAGCCCCTGTTAAGGTATGGGAGGATATATCTAGGCAAAGACTGCCAGTATCAAGTCCAGCTGCTAGTGCTGACTCTTTCTTCGTACATAATGATGAGGCGACTTATCCGTCCAGCCGAGATGATGAGGACTTTTTACATCGTATTGATGTTTGGTGTCAGGGCCCTGTAGAGTCTATTCGTAAGATAGAAATCGATGACGATTCAGTTCACACACACAAACGATTTACACAGGTTAAGAATAACCGCCCACTATACAGAGGACTGCATAAACACGGCTCAAATAATCAGTCAATGTTTACTGAATTAGCCAACGGCTTTTCTGCGATAACCCCATCCATGAGGGGTAATGGTATAGCGTGGTCGTGGAACAGCTTCATGTATACCGCTGACAGGCCACAGTACTATGGTGACCCCCAGTTAACAGCGGTGGTTAAAGGGCTAAAGCTCTGGGACCCACGGGTTAATTATGGCGACTCAAGTATAAAAGCATGGTCAAGTAATCCAGCACTAGTGTTATTAGACTACCTTACCGCTAGTTATGGTAAGGGTTTAGATGTATCAGATCTAGATATCCCCAGCTTTATAGCGGCGGCTAATGAGTGTGACATCGTTGTTAACCTGCCTCAACCTGAAGTATTCGGGGGCAATGGTCAGCTTGTCTACGATAAGGAATCAGGTGAGTTTATATTCGTACCTGCCGGTAGTCCGAATCCTAATGGCGGCACTGATAGTCAAAGGGAACGATTTACGTGTAACGTAGTATTACAGCCGGACGTAGACAGTAGGGAGAACGTCGCCGAGATCCTAAAAACATTCAAGGGTTCCTTACCTTTTATTAATGGTAAGTATACATTAAGCATGGAGATATCTGGTTCGTCTGTAATGTCGTTTGATGATAATAACATCATAGACGGCGTTGCTATATCTTATGGGGATCGCTCGAATAGATTGAATCAAGTGACTGTTAAGTTCCCTAACGCTCTTAAAGGGCATAAGGAAGATGCTGTCACATGGCCAAAATCTACAAGCTCGCTACACACGGTCTTACTCGCTGAAGACTCCGGTGAAAAGTTAACCGACGAGGCTACCCTCTCAGGTGTTACTAGCTTCTACCAGGCTGAAGATCTCGCTGAGTTCATGGTGCGCGATAGTCGTAACCAGCATATCATAAATTTTCAGACACAGCCCCTAGCTATGCAGTTAGAGCCTAACGACATCATAACGGTGACCACAGGTGCTCTGGATTACTATTCTCGGCCTTATCGGGTACGTGAGGTTAGGTTAAAGACGGACCTTACTGTGGACATTGTAGCTCAGGAATATGACGCTACTATTTATCCTTGGTATGTTGGTGATCCTGAGCCAGCCCCAGAGTACACACCTAATAATATTTTCAATACACCCTCTATTATGCAGAACGTAGCAGGGGCCGGCGTCACTCTCGTCAATGTCGATACCACTGCCAATACTAATATAATAGTAACGTGGGACGCTATCGTCTCAGGTACCTCGGCTGTAGATCTTATCCAGATAGGTTATAAACTACCGAGTGATACTGATTACGCCTGGAGTGTTGTTCCACCTGAGCAGACAGAAACTACTTTAGTAGGACTACAGGATGATGCTACGTATGACATCATAGCTCGGTATCGGAACATCGTAGGCACTACGTCTGGTGATGTGACTCTTCAATGTACTACGCCTAACTCTAATACAGGCTTTACTGATGGAGCCGATGGAGCCGATGGAGCCGATGGTGCTGATGGTGCTGACGGTGC